CTACAAACTTTCAGCACAGATATGTTGATCTTATCGACATGACTGCATTAAAACGTAAACCATTTCAATCACGGAGGACCGAATGATATTTTGGGATATTGAAACAGACAACCTGTTAGATGATATGACTAAAATAACTTGTTTGGTTATGAAAGATACAGTCACTGATAAAGTCTATCGATACAAAGATAACTTTGAAGAGGCTATTGAAAAACTAAACACTGAAGTTATCTGTGGCCATAACATTATCAAGTTTGATATACCTGCACTGCAAAAAATCTATCCATCTTTCCAGCCACAAGAAGCAAACATTATTGATACTCTTGTGCTCAGTCGTTTAATCTATGCTGACCTAGCTGAACAAGATAACAAGTTGATAGCTAAAGGCAGGTTAGATAATAAACTCTACAGAAGTCACAGCTTAAAAGCCTGGGGGCAACGCCTTGGATTCCCTAAGGATGAACTTGATATGTCTTTGGAAGAAAACAGGATCGCTTGGTCACAAGCTTTACAAGATTACTGTGAAAGAGACGTAGAAGTTACTCAAGTTTTATACAACTTCTTAGATGCTAAAGACTATAGCGTAGAAGCTATTGAACTTGAACATAAAGTAGCACACATTGTTCACCGCATGGAACAGCGTGGTGTTCTCTTTAATGTTAAGGAAGCAGAGAAGCTACATGCTCAGCTGCTTGCTCGTAAGTTTGAATTAGAGACTGAACTTCAGACCGCCTTTCCACCTAGGGAAATCTCTACAGACATGGGGATTTCTAAAGTTAACAATTCTAAAACAGGAAGAGTTAAAGGTGAAAGGTATTTCAAAGTTACAACTGAAGTATTTAATCCAGGTTCAAGACAGCAGATTGCTAGTCGCTTAATAGAAACTTATGGTTGGAAGCCTAAAGAATTTACACCAGCAGGACAACCTAAAGTAGATGAGACTACCATTGCTGCACTTGATTATCCAGAGTGTAAGTTACTTCAAGAATATCTAATGATAACTAAGCGTCTCGGCCAGCTTGCTGAAGGTGATACAGCTTGGTTAAAGGTAGTTAAACATGACTCACGAATTCACCATACATGTAACACTGGAGGAACCGTTACAGGTCGATGCAGTCACAATGCTCCAAACGTGGCTCAGACTGTTGCGGTCAACCTACCATGGGGACCTGAGTTCCGTTCGTTATTCCATGCGCCAGCAGGATGGACTCTTGTTGGTGCAGATTTATCAGGCCTCGAGTTGCGAGCACTGGCCCACTTTTGTCATCAATTCGATGATGGCAATTACACCAATACTATCTTGTCGGGTGATGTACACACCGCTAACCAACTTGCAGCAGGTCTATCAGATAGAGCTCAAGCAAAAAGATTTATCTATGCCCTTATCTATGGAGCAGGCTCTACTAAGATAGGTGAAGTGGTAGGTGGTACAGCTAAAGAAGGTCAGCAATTAAAAGATAGATTCTTTAAGAACATGCCAGCTCTTAAGAAATTAATTGATGGTGTAGGTTCTTATGCTGAAAGGAATGGTTACATACCAGGACTGGATAAAAGAAGATTGACTGTACGCTCAGCACACAAGGCACTCAATGTATTACTTCAATCAGCAGGTGCACTCATTGCTAAGAAGGCTTTGATTATCTTTGACCAACTCTTAAAAGAACATGGTTATCAAGACAAAGCTCATCTAGTTTTATTTATACATGATGAATTTCAAATTGAATGTGAAGAAGGAATTGCAAATGATATTGGACAACTGGCTGTTAAAGCTTTTGAACAAGCAGGACAAAGCTTCAACTTCAACTGTCCCATTACTGGCGAATTTAAAGCGGGCAGAGATTGGGCCAGCACTCATTAAAGTATTGACTCAAGCTTGGATCGATGGCATCTGGCTTCAAGGTAACTTAGCTAGAAGCCATAGGTTTGAGATAGCACTCGCTGCATCAGAAGGTTTAATCACAACAAAGGGCATAGGTTCTGAATCTTATTGGGACCGATGGCTTATCACAAAGAGAGGATTAGCATGGCTAGAAGAACTAAAGAAAAAGTAGGACTCTTAGATGCCGATATTATTGCTTATCAAATATCAGCTGTGAATGAATTAAGAGTTGACTGGGATTCTAATGGTGACATTACTCAGTACCCTAATACGCTAGCAGATGTAACAGCACAAGTTGACAAGCACATTGGTGAACTCATGGCACAACTTAAGTTTGACCGAGTGATTATATGTTTAACTGATAAAGAAAATTTCCGTAAAGAAATCTTATCATCATACAAAGCTAACAGAGCTGGTGCTCTTAAACCTGTATTGCTTTCTGACTTAAAAGAATACATGGCTAATAACTATGATTCATATCAACGTCCTAAGTTAGAAGCAGATGATGTCATGGGAATTCTTGCCACGCATCCCACACTCATACCAGGTAGTAAATGTATTGTCTCTATTGATAAAGACATGAAGCAAATACCTTCTTATGTTTTTAATCCTGATAAAGATCTAACACCTAAGCGCATTCGAGAGAAAGAAGCTAACCGTTTACATTACATTCAAACCTTAACAGGTGATGCTGTTGATGGGTACACAGGAATCCCTGGGGTCGGACCCAAGAAAGCTGAGACTATCCTTAACGGTCATGATGGAACTGAGTGGGAACGTATTGTAAAAGCTTATGAACATAAAGGTTTAACTGAAGCTGATGCTTTAGTTCAAGCACAAGTAGCTCGCATATGTAGAGCTGAAGATTATAACTTTGAGAAAGCGGAGGTGATTCCTTGGATGCCAAAATGATTAACACAACTATTATGAATTGCTACAGCTGTGGCTGCCAAATGTTACCCGAAGATGTCGTGGCTTTTGAACCAGACTTTGATGATGAAGAAGCTAAGGCTGAATTAACAGCGGCATGCTATGCCTTTCATTGTCCTATGTGCGGCAGTTATACAGAACATCACGGAGGTGCTGAGCATGGAACGAATGACTGATGAAGAAATAGATAGATTAATTTGGGCAAGACTTAATGCAGAACAAAGGGGTAAAGAAGTTATGGCTGAAGCTAAAGCTTATGAGAAACAGGTAGGGGGTAATCACTATAAAGATATGCCCATTCAACCTATGGAATATTCCATGAAGAATAAGTTTAATCCACTACAACATACCATTATTAAATATGTATCTCGCTATCCATTTAAGAATGGACTAGAAGATTTACATAAAGCTAAACACACACTCGAGTTGCTCATAGAGTGGGAAGAAAATAATGGCCACAAAAAATAATATCACTGGTGACACTATTCAGTCTCGCCTCAACACTACGGCTTATGAAAATAATTATGACCGTATCTTTCGCAAACCAAAACCTAAGGAAAAAATCAATGACACACCAACCAAGTCTCCGAGCACAACTAATAACAAGACGCACATACAACAGACCAAAAGATGATGGGTCTTATGAGACTTGGGAAGAAACAGTTGATAGAGTTATCAATCACCAACGCTGGTTATGGAAGAGAGAAGGTGAGCCTAATGAAGAAGAGCTAGAAGAATTACGCCAGCTGATGCTAGATAGAAAACTATCTGTAGCAGGTAGAACTCTTTGGTTAGGTGGTACTGATGTTGCTAAAAGCAGAGAAGCTTCACAGTTTAATTGTTCCTTCACTCATGTTGAAACTGTCTATGATGTTGTTGATGTCTTATGGCTTTTACTTCAAGGGTGTGGCGTAGGCTTTAGGCCTATCATTGGTAACCTTACAGGATTTACTAACAAGATTCCTGAGCTTGAAGTCATTAGAAGTAAGCGAACCACAAAAGGTGGTAAAGAAAATAACACAGAAACTTTTAGCAAGCAGTCCAAGGTCTGGACTATTCAGGTAGGTGATAGTGCCACAGCGTGGGCCAAGTCTATCGGTAAGCTTATGTCAGGTAAGTATCCTGCTAAGAAATTAATACTAGACTTTTCACAGATAAGACCAGCAGGTGAAAGGCTTAAAGGTTATGGATGGATAAGCTCAGGCGATTCTGCTATTGCTAATGCTTACACTGAGATATTTAAAATCATGAACAGGCGTGCTGGTTCACTACTATCTCGTATGGATATATTAGATATAGTTAACTGGTTAGGTACTGTCTTATCATCTAGGCGTTCTGCTGAGATAGCTTTGTTTTCAATAGACGAACCTGAGTGGGAAGAGTTTGCTATAGCTAAGCGTGAGTTCTGGATTAATAATCCTCAGCGATCACAATCAAATAACTCATTACTTTTTAAATCTAAACCTCACCGAGAAGAACTAGAGAACATCTTTAAACTCATGGTCGACTCGGGTGGTAGTGAGCCTGGCTTTATTAATCAAGCTACGGCTACATCCAGAGCTCCCTGGTTTAAAGGGTGCAACCCTTGTGCAGAAATTCTGCTCGGTAATAAATCATTTTGTAACTTAACGGAGGTGAACATTGGAAGATTTAAAGGAGATTCCACAGGACTGGAAAGATGTGTATGGATTGCTGGAAGGGCTAACTACAGGCAGACGTGCGTCAGGTTATTGGATGGCGTTCTCCAAGAAGCATGGCACCTTAATAACGCTTTTCTTCGGCTCTGCGGAGTCTCGCTGTCGGGTATATGCGAACGACCAGACTTGGGAGCGTACGACTACCAGGCACTTCAGCGTCACGCAACAAACGGTGCTTATAGCATGGCTGAAGAACTTGGGTTACCGTATCCTAAAAATGTAACTACTGTTAAACCTAGTGGTACATTATCTAAAGCTATCTTTGATTGTACTGAAGGTGTTCATAAACCTTTAGGTAAATACATATTCAATAACATTAACTTTTCAAAGCATGACCCACTACTTAAGAAGTGTAGAGAAGCAGGTTATAAAGTCTTTGATAATCCTAATGACCCTGATGGTACTCTTGTTTGCTTCCCAGTTAAATGGGACTCAGTAGAGTTTGACGTTGTCGATGGTAAAGAAGTTAATCTTGAATCAGCTGTAGCTCAGCTTGACCGCTATAAACTTCTACAACAAAACTATGTACAGCAGAATGTATCTTGTACTGTGAGCTACAGTGTTGAAGAAGTACCTGAGATTATTGACTGGCTGCTTGAGAACTGGGACATCTATGTAGGTGTGTCATTCTTATTTAGAGCTGATCCTACTAAGACAGCTGAAGACTTAGGTTACTTATATTTACCACAAGAAGTAGTATCCAAAGAAGTATGGCAAGAATATTTTGACTCACTTCAACCCATTCAATTAGAAGATTCAGACGATGGATATGAGATTGAGACACAGGAATGTGAGGGTGGAGTTTGTCCTGTTAAATAATGTCACAATGTTGAGGGCAAATACCATGAAAATACCAATGTATTCAATAGATTTAGTGGCCGAATTGGATAAAGTTTATCCAGCACGGCCTCCTAATTTAGAAGATTCAGAAAGACTCATTTGGTTTAAGGCAGGTCAACGATCAGTTGTTGAGGCCTTGAATTCAAGTATCAAAGAACAAGAGGAAACAGAGGGAATTCCTACATTATTTAAAACAGAAGAGGAATAACTATGTGCGGAAGTTTACTTGCACCGAAACCACCATCAATGCCAGCACCCCCTGCCGCTCCAGTAGAGCAAGAAGAACCAATCTTCCAAGCAGGTAATGAGGCAGATGATGAGGTCTATACACCAGCTGAACGTCAAGGACGCAGCCAGCTTAAAACATTTAACACAACAGATACAGGACTTGCTATCCCACTTTAAGGATTAATATGGAACTTGACAGTAAACATAGAAGCTCGACCGTTAGAGGCATGTATGAAAGTCTTGAAACAGATAGGTCGCCATTCTATTACAGAGCTAGGGACTGTTCGGAATTAACTATTCCAACACTTATACCACCACCAATGGATAAGTCTGGTGCTTACAAATTTCCTACACCCTATCAAGGTGTGGGTGCTCGTGGTGTAAACAACATAGCATCAAAACTATTACTAGCTTTATTACCTGCTCATCAATCATTCTTTAGATTGTCAGTAGACAACAAAGTCTTAGATGAACTAGGGGCCGCTAGGGGTGAAGCTGAAGAAGCACTTGTAGAGATTGAGAACCGTGTTCTCTCTGAGATTAACTCATCTCAAATGCGAGTGAAAATCTTTGAAGCTCTTAAGCACCTTATCGTAGCGGGCAACTGTCTAATCTATTTACCTCCAGGTGAGACTAACACTCTTAAAGTCTATCCTATCTCAAGATATGTAGTTGATAGAGATCATGTAGGTAATGTATTAACTATTATTACTAAAGAAAAAGTCTTTATTAAAACATTAGATGAAGAGTCTATTAAAGTAGCTGGTATTAATCCAGCTGAAGAAGAGGAAGAGATTGAAATCTTTACTCGCGTTAAACTTGTTAAAAATAAATGGGAAGTAGAACAAGAGATTAATGGACAAATCTTAGAGCACACTAAGACATCTTATGCTAAAGACAAGACACCATTCCTACCACTAAGACTTATTGTAGTCGATGGTGAAAGCTATGGTCGTTCTTATGTAGAAGAATACCTAGGTGACCTTAAGTCACTCGAGGGATTAACTAAAGCAATCATCGAGGGTAGTGCAGCAGCAGCTAAGCTACTTATCTTTGTATCACCTAATGGTACAACTCGTAAGAGAACGATTGCTGAAGCAGATAACCTAGCTGTAGTCGAAGGTAATGCTCAAGATGTTACAGCCTTTAGAGTAGAAAAAGGTAGTGACTTTAGTGTTGCTTTACAGACTGCCAACGGTATCACTGAAAGATTATCCTTTGCATTCATGCTTAACTCAGCAGTTCAACGTAATGCTGAACGAGTTACAGCTGAAGAAATTAAATATGTTGCTAATGAACTAGAGCAAATCCTAGGTGGTGTTTACTCTGTCTTAGGTGCTGAACTCCAGCTCCCTTTAGCATCCCTTTTGATTTCCCGCATGCAAAGACAAGGTAAGATCCCAGCGTTACCAAAAGGTGTAGTTAAACCTGTTATCTTGACTGGTGTTGAGGCACTCGGTCGAGCTGCAGATATGCAACGACTAGACCAATTCACACAATCACTTGCTGTCTTAGGTCCAGAAACATTACAGAAATATATTAATGTTCCTGAGTACATTAAGAGAAGAGCAGCAGCTGTCAATGTTGATTCTAATAACTTAGTTAAATCACAAGAAGAATTACAACAAGAGATGATGCAGCAACAGCAAATGATGCAACAACAACAGATGGCACAAATGATGCAAGCAGGTGCACCTAATGCAGTTAAAGGTGTAATGGATAATGCCATGCAAGATAAACAAATGGCTGCCGATATGGCCGCTCAAGAAGAAGAAGGAACTGTTCAATAATGGAAGAAAAGAAAGAAAAGCTTGAAGAACAAATCGAAGAGCAAGAAGTAAAGAAAGTAAAGAAAAAGAAACTAGACCCACGTGAACTTAGTAAGAACACTAAGCGC